ATTTATCAAGAACCGACCATGGCTAACTGCAGATAGCCCATCTACCCCAAAGCCGACCATTAAGACTATCCCCGAGTGGTATCGCAAGGCAGATCGTTTTGCAGTTAAAGAAAATGGCGAGTATTGGAAAGACCCTTTTGTTGGGGGAAAAATCCCAACTTGGAAGGCTTGCCCGGCAGTCTTTGACATCATGGGGACGGGGTATGTCTACCGCACTCCATGTGACATTGAATTTTATGAAGAAAACGGCGTTATCAAAGCCAAGGTCTTAGATCCTCGTAATAAGGATTTCATCCAAAATAGGCCACCTATGCCTCAGTTCAAGGCTCCAATGGGCTACCACGAAGTTCACTTTGCTTGGTGGTCGGACTGGGCCGTAGAGGTTCCAGAAGGGTACAGTGTTCTATACACCCAGCCTTTTAATCGTTTTGAGCTGCCATTCCTGACGACAAGCGGGATCATTGATAACGACAAGGTAAATCTTCCAGGCACCATGCCATTCTTTATTGTGAAGGGCTTTACTGGAGTTCTACCAGCCGGAACACCTTACGCTCAAATGTTGCCATTTAAGCGCGAAGACTGGGAGTCAGAAGTTGATGACAAAGTTCCATACATGAAGATGGCTGTAGATAATAACTTAAACAGTAAGAAATACCGAGTTCCAGACGGTGGCGTCTATCAAAAAGAGGTCTGGACCAGACGAGTATACGAGTAGTAGGTAGGATATAAGTATGGAACCGATTGTAGATTATCAAAACTCTAGGCGAGACAATAGGGTATCAATTACCCCATCTGGATTTTTTGGCAGCGATCCTTCAAATATCCAGACTCGAGAAAACTTTATGACTCCTGAAGAGCTAAAGGCTCTAAATGAGTTCATCCGAGGAAACACATCTTGGGATGTGACCGAAACCCACTACAACGAAGAGGGTACGGTAATCTACGATTCAGGCTACTGGAAAGATCGTGTTGCAACGTATGACACCATTCGCGCGGTAGACCCTAATATCCCTAAAATCATCAACGGAATGGTTGATCGACTAAAAAAAGAAGTAGACGCGTTCTTTAAAGTAGACGCCGTTCCTACTTCACCAGCACTAGTTCGCTGGCTCCCGGGTCAGCTCCAGATGCCTCACGCAGATAAAGAACTACACGAGGGCGAGGATCGCGGAAAGCCGAATGACTTCCCTTACTATGACATAGCAGGGCTTTTCTACTTAAATGATGATTACGAGGGTGGAGAGCTTTACTTCCCAAATCAAGGTATTCAGTTTAAGCCAAAGGCTGGAGCTGCCTACTTCTTCCCTGGAGACATGAACTACATCCACGGGGTAACCGAGATTACTTCTGGAATTCGATACACTTGCCCGTTCTTCTGGACAATTCTTTCTCACGAAAGCCAGTGTGGAATCTAGTGGAAATTATTGAGCTATACCCAAATGTAATCGTCTATCGTGGGCTATACGAAAACCCAGAAGAGATTATTGAATACCACAAAAACAACAATGAGTGGCGTCAGTGGTTTACATTCGGTGATTTGACTACCGTTCAAGTAAAAAACCACACCTTCCAGTCTTTCCCTACTGAAGCCGAGTGGTCTGATGCTTTGGTATCTAGCGATAAAGATCTAACTAACCCTGCGCTAAAGATACTAGACGCGTTTTACACAGCAACTAGGCACTATCACGACACGTATTTTACTGATCAGATACCAAACTGGAAGTTTACAGCTCCTGCTATCTGTATGTATAAGACTGACGGTGGAGCAGATACCAACGTTGGAATGTTCTACCACACTGATTTCCAGCAAGAGCGTGCAGACGCTCCGGGCGATAAGCCAGTTATGACCTGCACCATGTACTTAAACGGGGATTATGAGGGCGGAGAGATCTGCTTCAAGGTTCTTAATGAAGAAGGAACAGACGTAGAGTTCTTCATGCACAAGCCTCAAGCGGGTGACGTTCTAGTATTTCCTTCTCGAGCTCCTTACTATCACGGCGTCAACAAAACCACCGCTGGTCAGAAGTACTTCGTGCGATCTTTTTGGCAGTATGAGTTCGAAGGCACTCAGGAGTGGCGAGATGGTCAAGCAAAATATGGCCACGAAGTCTGGGCTGAAATGGAAAAAGAACGCGAACGCGTAGAGCGAAACTCTGGACGCTACAACCTGAAAGGTATTGACCACTAATGTCTCTATATCTTGATAACATCAACAAAGATACTTTTATCACCTATAAAGACGAGCCTAACGTCAAGGGCGAGCTTGGAATCCCGCAAAATCGAATCGTGGAGATTCCAAACTTTGTAACCCCAGAAGCAGCTAAAAGCATCATTGACTACGTAGAGTCGTACTCTTCCGAGTGGGGAGACATTGCTTTCTATGGGTCCTCTGGAATGGGAATCCACCCAGACGACCCTCGCTTAGCAGACTACTCGCTACCCCCTATGTTTTTTGAGCTACTTAGACAGAAGTTTAAAGAAGCTATTGAACTCGTGTTTGATAGAGAAGTTGTAGCAAACACTTCACATGCCCAGAAGTGGGATGTCGGGGGTTTCGCGGCTCCACACTCAGACAACTCAGATTTTGATGGAACACCCAATGCTTTTGAAATTAATAAGTATGTTGGAATCCTCTACCTAAATGACAATTATGGCGGTGGAGAGTTGTACTTCCCAGAGCACGATATTGAATTTAAGCCAGCGGCCTACTCGTACATCTGCTTCCCTGGCGGAGTAGAGAACATCCATGGCGTGAAAGAGATTACCGAAGGCACGCGCTACACCATGGTTTCCTTCTGGGACTTTGCCGATGCTACCTACTCGGACGATAAAAAGGCTGCTTGGGAAGCTGAAATTAAAGAGGTTCGAGCTGCCCAAGCTGAGCAGAAAATCGAGTGGGAAAAAGGTAACAAGTACGCCTAGTCAGGGCAACTAGGAAAACCCTAAATACGGTAAAATATAAGGGACTAGCCTTTTCTTCAGAGGATCCCCGTGTATTGCGCAACCACTAATGTTTATGATATAGTAGTAGATCAGGGTGCTACCTTGCATCGATCTATAGCGCTTAAAAGTTCTGCAAAAAATGTTGTACCTCTAACTGGGTACACTGCCCGTATGGATATTCGTGAAAAGACTCCAGACGCAGATACCGTCTTGGAACTGACTAGCCCATCAAACGGGCTGTCTATAAACGCAGCAATAGGCTCCGTCATCATCTTAATTAACCCGACTCAGACGGCTAACATGACTCCAGGCATTTATGTCTACGATCTAGAGCTAGAAGAGACATCAACTGGAACAGTTACTAGGCTTCTTCAAGGAAACCTAACTGTTCGCGCGGAGGTAACTAAATAATGCTTTCTGACGATTTCGCGTATGTAGAAATTAAAGCGGTTGGTGTCCAAGGCCCAGCGGGGCCAACTGGTCCAGCAGGACCAGCAGGTGGACCAACTGGTGTTCAGGGCGACTTCGGCCCCACTGGCCCTACTGGTGCGACCGGTAACACTGGTCCAACAGGTGCAGCTTCAAATGTTACTGGCCCAACAGGTGCGCAGGGATCTGTAGGTCCTACAGGCGCAACAGGCTCAACTGGTCCTACGGGGGCTACCGGTAGGGGATTCAACTTTAGAGGTGAGTTTGTAGATGGAACAACCTACAACGCATACGACATAATTAATGGCCCATATAACGACAATTTATATTATTTACCAAGCGGGACCACCACATCTTGGGGAAGTCAGTGGTCTTTATTTGTCCCAACTGGAGCCACCGGAGCCACTGGTCCTACAGGCGCATCGGGCACAGCAGGCGCAACAGGGCCAACGGGCGCTCAAGGATCCCAAGGAACTCAAGGGCCAACAGGTACAGCAGGATCGCAAGGTCCTACCGGAGCAACAGGTCCTATCGGCTTAGCAGGTCCTACTGGACCAACTGGTACTCAGGGCTCTCAGGGGTCTCAGGGGTCCGTAGGACCAACTGGTGCTACAGGACCTCAAGGAACTGAAGGTATTCAAGGAGCGCGAGGGGCCACTGGACCTACGGGTGCTCAAGGTATTCAAGGTAATACAGGTGCCACTGGAGCAACTGGACCTCAAGGTGCTCAAGGGGCACAGGGTGTGACAGGCCCTACTGGATCTCAGGGAAATATAGGCCCTACTGGTGCACAGGGTGTTCAGGGTGTTCAGGGTGTTCAGGGAGCTCAGGGTGTAACTGGACCTACTGGAGCAACAGGACCGACTGGTGCTCAAGGCATTCAGGGTGTTACTGGCCCAACGGGAGCCACGGGTCCTACTGGTGACCAGGGTATCCAAGGTGTTCAGGGTGTTACTGGACCTCAAGGTGTTACTGGACCAACTGGTGCGACTGGACCTACAGGTGCGCAGGGATCTCAGGGTGTGGTCGGCCCCACAGGTAGCCAAGGTATTCAAGGCGTCACGGGACCGACTGGTGCGACTGGACTAACAGGTTCTACAGGACCGACTGGTGCTCAAGGCATTCAGGGTGTTACTGGCCCAACGGGATCTGTCGGAGACACAGGCCCAACAGGTCCTCAAGGTACTTCTATAAACCTAGTAGGTAGTGTTGCTGGAACTACTAACCTTCCTGCTAGCGGTAACGCAGTCAATGATGCCTACATTGTTGAATCTGACGGAGACCTATATGTCTGGGACGGGTCTTCTTGGAATAACGTAGGTCAAATTGTTGGGCCTCAAGGAGACATAGGACCGACAGGCCCCACTGGTTCTCAAGGTGAGCAAGGCGTAGCTGGCCCTACTGGTGCTCAAGGCGCACAAGGCGAGCAGGGCGAGCAAGGCTTAGCTGGCCCCACTGGTGCTACAGGACCAACTGGTGCAGATAGCACTGTAGAAGGTCCTACAGGTCCTATAGGAGATACAGGACCAACAGGTCCAACAGGGGCTGCATCAGATGTAGCCGGACCTACAGGGGCGACTGGCCCTACTGGAGCTCAGGGCGATCAAGGTATCCAAGGAGAAACTGGCCCTACAGGGCCTACGGGTGCTCAGGGACAAACCGGAGCTACCGGACCTCAGGGGGCTCAGGGGGCAACCGGACCGCAAGGCGTCCAAGGCGAGCAGGGCGTTCAAGGCGATATAGGACCTACAGGTCCTACTGGAGATACTGGTGCGGGCGGCGCCCTTGGGCACTACGGATCTTTCTTCAGCACACAGGATCAAGCGTTTGCATCCTTAGGCACCCCTCAAGCTGTAACCCTAAACTCAACCTATCCAAACGCTAGTGGTCATGGTATTTCTATTGTTGACGGTAGCAAGATAACCATCGCTGAGCCTGGTACCTACACAATGACTGCCGTCATTCAGATCGGTAACCCAAACAACTCTGTCGAAACTGCTCGTTTCTGGTTAAAACTAAATGGAAATAACTACCCAAATTCAACCACCTCAGTCACACTACCTCCTCGTAAGTCTTCAGAAGAGCCTAGCTACCAACTAGTCACGGTTACGTTTGTAGGAACGTCCACTGCAGTAAACGACTACGTTCAGATTTTCTGGCAAGCAAGTTCCACTTCGATTTCTCTTATTGAAGATCCAACGAACGGATACCCAGAAACTCCATCCGTAATTGTAGGCATCACTCAGGTTATGTATACGCAGCTAGGCCCCACTGGCACAACTGGCCCTCAGGGTGAAGTTGGACCTACGGGCCCAACTGGACCTACTGGTGCCGATAGTACAGTTGCAGGTCCTACAGGAGCAACTGGCCCTACAGGAGCACAAGGTGTCCAAGGAACTACTGGTAATACAGGTGCCGTGGGTCCAACAGGGCCTACTGGTGCAACTGGTTTGACTGGCGATATAGGTCCAACAGGGCCTACTGGTGCAACTGGTTTGACTGGTGATACAGGAAATACAGGTGATACAGG